TCTGCCGCAAGCGGGCGTTCAGACGGCCTCTTCGCCGTAGGCCAACTGTGCGCATTATGTACACAGTCGGGCAACCGTTGCCATAATGGTTACGGTTGGGTCTTGCCGCCCAGCCGCTCCCGTATCACGGCTTTGACCCACTGGGAAAAATCCACGCCCTCGGCAAAGGCCAATAGGTCTTTTTCCGTTTCGTGGTTAAACGATACCTTTTTGATGGTTCGCTTCGCTTCGTAACGCTTGCGGTTTTCGGCCAGTTTTTCATCAACCATCGGTCTGCTCCTTGATTTTCCATGCCGCCTTTTGTAAGATTGGGACTGGGCGGCGGCTACCGCCCAGCTGGTTATCCCTAGTAGGCGTTACCGCTTACCAGTAACAGGATAACCAAGATGAGAATTTGAAGGTGTAGCTTCATTTTCTTTCTCCCAGTTAAAGCCCCGCTTCGGTGGGGCTTTTCCCGTATCGGCCTTGCTGCACCGATGAAATGAATTATAAACGTGTCCACGTTTAAAGTAAAGCATTTTCCCTAAAAGAAACAAACAAAAAGGCCGTCTGAAACCTGAGAAATCAGGTTTCAGACGGCCTTTGCGTTTTATCCTGCCCTAGCTTTGCGCCTGCGCGGCCTGCCAGATGCTGCCATGCAGGGCGGCGGCTTTTTCGGCGGCGGCATCGGCTACGGACTGGAAGCCGGTTTGCAGGTTTTCCAGTTCGTCTTCAAAGCCCGCAAGGTAGTTGAGGGCGAACAGGCAGAAGTTGAGGGCGGCGAGGTCTTTTTCGGTGAGGGTTACGGTTACGCGCATGGTTCAGCCCTCCATCGGCAGGGACATCTGCAAGGCATCGAACGCCTGCTTTTGGCGCAGGGCGGCCATACCGAGGCGGCCGCGTTCGGCCATCACTTCGGACGGCCTGTAATCACACAGCCCCAGCGCGGCGGCCTTTTTCAGGCGCACGCGCACGGTCTGCGGCGATACGCCCAGCAGGACGGCGGCTTCGGTCTGCTTCAAACCCGCGTCGCGGTAGCGCAGCAGGTCAACCATTTGCGGGTTGTCGTCCAGATAGGCTTGGCGCAGGCGTTCGAGCGCGGCGGCATCGATGGCGGGCTGCGCTTCGCAGCGGTGGATTTCCGCTTCGAGGCGGTTGAAGGCTTCGATGTACTTTTCCTTCCACTGCGCGGCCTGCGCGCCGGTAAAGCCCATGCAGAGGAAAACAAAGCCGTCGCGGGTGATTTCGTAGGAGGGTAAAACCTTGCCTTGTGAGGTCTTGTAAGACGTGGGCGCAAAATTGCGCTTTCTAAATTCTTGTGAACATTCTAAATTTTCAACAGCACGAAGCACATCTTTGTGCTTTTTGTTGAAGTTATTGGAGATTGCGAGGGAGGTTGTAATAAGACGGTTGCTGGAATGGCGCACCAAGGGTTGCGAAGTCATAACGTAGTTCCTTTTTGATAGGAGATTTTGAAGAATGCCCGTATGGGCGGCCAAGTGCTCAAAACCGTACTACGAACGGCGGACGTATTCCCCTGCGGGTGCAGGGTATTTTATTAGTCGCACACTCGGCCATAAGGCGGGGCAGACAACCGTGAACAGGCCGTCTGAAACCAACAGGCGTAAAAAAGGCGCACTGTCGGGGCGTTATGTACCGCGTAGTAATCAAGGTGTTTTGAGCACCTTCGGCTACTCTACGGCAAACGCGGGATATTTGCAAGCGTTTTATCGGATGTTGGAAATATTTACCGCCTGTTGCGGATGCTGCGCCAAATCCATCCGGCAAGCAGCGGAATCAGCAGCATGATGGCGAAAAATACGAATCTGATCCAGTCGGGGGCGGACATGCCCATAAAAATAACGAGCAGTATCAATGCTGAAAAACCGATGCCTACCCATTTTATGTGCGGGAAAGCCAATATCTTCCTTTTTATGTCCGCCGCTTTTCGCATCATGCCGACGGACTGCCTTGGTGCAGGCTGTTTCTCCGGCTGCGCCGCATATGCGGCAGGATCGGCGAAAAAATCCGTTTTATATTTGATACTTCTGTCCCAGTCGGCAGAGACCCAAGCCGAATCGCCCGGGAAAAACGGCGGCAGCGATTTCAGCCCGCCTTGGCCGTCTTCGACGGTGTGGTAGCCGCCCATCATCAGGTAGGCCATTTCCCTGTCGTCTTTGCTTTGTTCGGAGATGCTGTATCTGAACACAAGACCGCTTGCAGCACTTTGTTTGGTTTGGCGGATGCTGCTTGCCCTCGCCAAAACGTCGCGGACAAGGGCTTCGCACTTCGCCCTGAATTCCGCCGCGCGGTAGGCTTCTTCGCGCTCTTGCAGGGCAGCCTCCACATCCGCTTCAAAATCCTGCAAATCCGCTTCGGCACAGACCTTTTCAATGATTTCCGCTTTGCGGGCGGGCAGTTTGGCTATGCCTTTCTGCTTTGCCAGCCTTTTGATTTCGGGAATGGTCAGCGTTTCTAAAAAATCTTTCAGGGTTTCCGGCTCTTGCGGTTTTTTGTCTAAAAACCAGTATGCAGACGGCTGAATGTCGTATTTCTCACAGAAAGCAATGCATTTATCAAAATCCACCCATTCAAAATCCCGTCCGTCCAGCAGCCGCGCCAGCTCTTTTGCAGCAGATGATGAATCTTCTATATTGCACAGCAGCTGATGTATTGCGCCTGTTTTAAACAGAACGGGATTCAGGCTGTATTCGTCAATTAGTTCGTTTACAGCCTGCCTGCGGTAGTTATCATCATCCATTATCATCACCCTTTGTTAAAAAGGGTTAATGCTATTATAGAAACGAGGCAAACGGAAGCGGGCTTCGGGTGAAACCCGCTTGGATTTGCCGTTTCAGACGGCCTTCTAGGCGTTTACCGCCTCTTTCAGGGCTTTGGCCGCCTTGAACTTCACGGCCTTGTGCGCGGCGATGGTAACGGCCTCGCCCGTTTGCGGGTTGCGCCCCTGCCGCTCTGGTTTCTCAACGGCTTCAAATGTGCCGAAGCCGGGGATGGCGACGACCTCGCCGTCCCGCAGGGCGGCTTTGACGGCGCGGCAGACGGCTTCCAGGGCATTGGCCGCTTCGGCTTTGACCATACCGCCGTGCTTGGCGATTTGTTCGATCAGTTGGGGTTTGTTCATGGTTTATTCTCCAAGGTTGGATGCGGCAGGCCGTGCCGCGCGGGTTGGGCTACTCGGTCTGTGCGTCTTCGTATTTGACGATGATGCGGCGGTTGTCTTCCGCTCCGTTTTCTTTGACTTCGTAGCAGGCGGGGCGGTATTTATAGATTCCTGTAATCACGCCTTTTTTACGGTTGAACACCGAGCCGTAAAAGACTACCGTGCCGACAGGCAGCGGCGGCAGGATGTTGTTTTCCCGCGCCCACGCTTCTTCTGCGGCAAACATCTCTTCGTCCAAGAATTCACACAAGCAATTAAGGGTTTCAATAGCATCAAAGTCTATTACCCAAGCGCGGTAATCATCCAAATATTTTGCCAGTTCGTAGCCGTCAGGCATGTCGCCTGTATGACCCATTGCGCAAACAAGATCATCGATGATGTCGTCGCTGCCTTTGCATTCAAGGCCGATATGGCCGTAATCGACGGCAAACGCTTCGGCGGCACGGCGGCGGATGTCGTTGTTGATTGTCGGGCGGGGCGGGTCGAATGTCGTTATCTGCGCCATCTCACAACCTCCATCTCTGCGCTGTCGGCAAAGGTTTTCTCGCCCTCAATCCAACCCGCCTGATAGTCGATTTCGCCCTGTTTGACGAGGGTGGCGCAGGGGCGGACTTCGTCCCAGTCCATGTTGTTTTCCGCCCAATCGGCGATTTCGGCGGGGTCTTCAAACAGCTCGGCGGTTTCGGCGCGGGTTTCGAGCGGGTCTTTGCCGAGGCTGTCGTAATAGGCGTTGCGGTTGTCGGCGATGAGGTAGGTGTGGATGCGCCAGACGGAGCGGTCGGGCATTTCGACGAACATGTATTGTTTCATGGTGTTTTTCCTTATTTGAAAAAGGGTTGGAACGGGGCGGCGGGTGGCCGCCCCTGTTTTTCAGACGGCCTTTAATTCAGCCGCCGCGGCGGTTCGGCCAGCCGCTGTGCGGTTTGCAGCATGGCGGCAATCAGGACGGCGGCTTTTTGCGCATCGGTTTCGGGTGCGTCCGGGTCGGGCGGAAGGTTGCCCGTCATTTCAAACAGTACGCCTTCGGGCGCGTCTTCTATGGCGATGGTGATTTTGGCCATTACTGAATCTCCTGATTGTGCGGTTCGATAACGAAGAACTCTTTGCCCTGAACGATTTTCAGGCCGGGCAGCGGGTTGGCCTCAAAGAATGCCGCTTCGTTTAAGACGGCTTCTTTGTTGACCTCGGTTTTGGTGCGCAGGAAGCGGCCGTATTTGCCCGCGTCGCCCTGCATCAGGGCGATGACTGCGTCCTGGCCTGTTACGCGGCAGCTGGGCGGGTTGTTGCGCCAGCGGATGATGCCGGTGGTGAGGTCGGCGAATTTGACCTTGCCGCCGTCGGTGAGGGTGTCGCGGTTGGCGTTCGCCCAGGCGTGGACGGCGGCTTCGAGGGCGGCGGCTTCTTCTTGCAGCGGGGCGACGGCGGCATCTGCCGCTTCCTGCATTGCGGCCACTTTGTCGTTAAGGTCGTGGGCGATGCGCTGGGCTTCGCGGCCGATGTCGCCGAGGCGGCGCACGGCTTCGACGGCTTCGTCGCGGGTTTGCACCGAGACCGTCAGGGCGGGGGATTTGGTGCGGGATTTTTTAGCTGTTGCCATTTTGCTTTTCCTTTTCGGGTTTGGGTTGGTTGAAAATCTGTTTGATCTTGGCCATTTCCTGCCGTCCTTTTTCCTTGTCGGGCGCGGGTTCGGGCAGCAGGGCGCGGGGGATGAGGCGCGGCGGCAGGATTTGGATTAAATCCCGCACGTTCGGCCATTCGGCCGCCTGCGCGGCCAGCTGTTTGAAGGCGGCGCGGTAACGGGCGGGGTCGGTTTCGCCGTTCCATGTTTCGCGGCTTTCAAGCTGCCGCGCCCAGATTTCGGCCACGGCGGCCATGTCCTGCGCGGCGGGGCGGCCTTTGAGGTTGCCTGCGGCCAGCAAGGAAAATCCTGCGGCCATTTCGCGGCGCAGGCCGTCTTCGCCCGCCCACTGGGTCATGGCGTTGATGCCTTGGCGCAGCTTGCTTTCGGCGGCGGGGGCGGTGCGGCCGTCTGAAACCGTGCCTGCCGCTTCCGGCTGCCATGCGGCGATGATTTCGTAGAGGTAGCCGTGCGATTTGAGCGGGGTTTTCAGGCGGCCTGCGTCGCGGGCGGCGGTGCAGGCGTTGAAGGCGTGTATCCATGCGGCCTCGGGGGCGGGATACGCCGCTCCGCCGCGCCGGATCGAACCGGCCTTGATGTCGGGCAGCAGCTCTTCGAGCTGGCGGGCGGCGCGGGCAAAGCCGAGTTGGCTTTTGGCGGGTCGGAACAGGCCGAGATAGCGCACGGCGGCTTTGCCGATGGCTGCGTCCATGTCCAAAACCAGCTTCAAAAGCTGCGCCGCATCTTCGCCGCCGAGCAGGCTGTCGAGGCTGTGCACCGCGCCGCAGTTGGGGCAGCGCAGGTTCACGAGCCGCCTCCGATTTGCCTTACGCCGTCCGCGCCGTTCATGGCGTGGTGCAGCTGCACGTCTTTGCCGTCGAGCCAGCCCATCGCCGCCGCCTCGCTGCCCGCTTCGGCCAGCCTGCCTGCCGCGCAGACACTCCGTGTTTTCGCTTCACGCAGGGCGAGGTTGTCTTCATACTCTTTCATCAAGGCCGTTTCCTTCTCTGCCATGGCAAATTCCCGAACCGCACCGCTTGCGCCGTCCAGCCAGCCTTCGCAGTATTGGTCGGCCAAGTAGGCGCGGTGCTTTTTCAGCCGTGCTTTGACCTCTTCGCGTAAAAACTTCCGCCGCGCGGCATTGATTTGCCGGTAAACCACATCGAAAGCATAGGCTGCCAGTTCGGCACGGTTGCCGAGGCCGAAAAACCGCATGGTCTTTCCCCGCTTGTAGTAGTCGCAGCCGAACACGCCCGCGACCAGATGGCCGACGCCCCATTGCCAGTCGGTCATCGTGTAGGCGACTTTCCGTTCCGCGCCCGCTTCGGCGATGCCCGAAAGTTCGACATCGTGTTCGTCCAGCTCATACTTCCGCATCAGTGCCTGCGCCTGCTTCAAAGCCTGCGCCGCTTCGTGCTCGTTGGCCGATTTGCCCAAAGCCAGGCACTTTTTGATTTTTTCCAATGCCTTTTTCTTATCCACGGCACACTCCCAAAACACTTTCCGCCGCCAGTACGGCAAGGGTCATGCCTACCGCTGCGGCGGTGGCGAAGAGGGCGGCCAGTGCCAGCCATGCTTTGATTGCTGTTTTGCTCATTTTTCTGTCTTCCTTGATTGCGGCCGTTTTTCAGACGGCCTGTGGTTCAAAATGCGTAGCCCATTGCGGCCAGTTCTTCATCGGTCGGCTCAAACGGCATTGGCGGGTCGATGCCGAGGCTCATCGCGTCTTCTTTGACGGGGGCTTCCAAGCCGGGCGGGGCGGCCAGCTCCTGCTTCTTGATGCGCACGGCTTCGGCGGCGGCCGGCTGCATGCCGCAGCAGGGGATGGCGGAAACGGCCAGGGCGATGAGTGCGCCGCCTATCCAGTGGCGCAGCCTGATTTTGTCGGTATCCATTTTTTTAAAAATCCTTGTAAAACATGGTCTTATCCAAAACGATAGGTAAAAAAATTATTGCCATATCAAGGGCTTGGGTTTTGGTTTTGCCGAATCCTGATTTTCAGACGGCCTTTTCGGGCAGTTTTGGCACGCGCGCCACTGCTGCATCTTGATGGGGTTGTGCGTGGGCGGCGGGGCGTGGGCGATGGTACGGCAGGCGGTGGCAGACATGGTCTCGCCGCTGTGCGGGCAGGTGTAGCGCAGCAGGGCGTGGCGCACGGCGGCGGCGGCCTTGTCGGTCTTGCCGTAATAGGTGCCGCGCAGAATCATGCTTAACGCGGTTTTGCTGTATCCGAGCTTCTCGCCCAGCCTGCGCAGGCTGCTGCGTTCGGCCTCGTCTTTGAGGGCGGCGAACCAGTCTTCCTGCATATAGGGCTGCGCCTGTACGGGGCTGCGGGTTTTCATGCGGCCTGCCCTCCGGGTACCGTTTTGCCGGTGTTCGGGTCGGCGACGCTGCCGTCCGTGCCGACCTGCGGCGGCAGCGGCCCGGTGTTGGCAATCAGGGTCAGCCGCCCTTTGCCCGCGTTGCGCAGGTAGCCCGCCTTGATGAGGGCGTGCGTGTAGCGCAGGGTGGCGGCGCGGCCGATCCGGTGTGTCAGCAGCACATGGGCGTGCAGCTCGTCGCGGGTGAAGGTGTGCAGGATTTTCATGGTGCGCCACAGCACGGCGGCCGTGCTTTCGCCGATTTCGCTTCCATCCCGGCGCAGGCGCGGGGCTTCGGCGCGGACTGCAAAGATGCGGTAACGCTTCTGCGCGTCGGCGCGCACGCTGCCGCTCTGTTCCCACTGGCGGAAGTAGTGGTAGGCCGTCTTAAAGGGGATGCCGCATTCGTCCGCCGCTTCGCGGATGGTGCACACACCGTGCGTGTGCAGATGCCGCCACAGTTTTTCCCGTGCCTGCCCCCTCATGACCGCCTCCGCGCCGGAGCTTCGCCCGAGTAGAAGTCGAAGCCTTTCGCTTCTTTGAGGGCGGACAGGGTGATTTCGTCCCAACCCTGCGTGTCGGCCAGCTCGGCGAGGTTGACGAGGTTGACCGCCACGCGCCGCACCGAGCCGTAGGAGATGGCCAGCAGTTTGTCGAACACTTCGTCGGCGATTTTGGCTGTCGGCGCGTACACCTGCGCCAAAGCCTGCGCGTCGGCCTTGTTCACCGGCTGCGCCGGTATCCATGACAGCACGCGGCCGTGGAAGCGTTCGTAGCGTTTGAGCTTCACCGGCAGCAGCTCTTCGCCAACCAGCAGGATGGGCGACTGGCTGCCTTCATAAATATCGCGCACCAGCTCGACCATGCCGGTTTTCGTTACCAGATAGTCGGCCTCGTCGATAATCAGCGGGCGTTGCGCTGCGGCCAGCCGCTCGCAGATGTTGTCGAGGCATTCGGCGGTGTTGCGGCCTTTCTCCACGCCCAGCTCGATGCACACCTTTTCCATAAAAGCTTTGCGCGTCCACGCGCTGCGCAGCTGGACGTAATAGGCGCGGGTGCTGTTGGCCACGGCCACGGTGGCGGTGGTCTTGCCGTAACCCGAGGGGCCGTACAGCACGCCCAGCCCGGGCAGGCCGTCCTGGCGGTTAATGAGCTGCCCCATAGCCGCGTTAGCCAGGGCGATGTTGGTGGTTTTTGCTATCTTCATTTAGAATTGCTCCTGTTGGATTGGCCTGCTCCGTTAAACAAGCCTGTTTGACACCGTGCGCGGTTGCAGCCGCGCACATTTCGTTTGCGTTTTGACCTGAAAGGCCGTCTGAAATAAGCGTCGCCCTGCAATATGATTTGGCTGCCGATTTTTGGGCTTTGGGCGAAGAGGAAACACAAAAGGTCTTCTCCTTTATCAGAGAACACGGCGAAGACGGCTTTTGCGAATGGCGCGGGAAATACCAAGGTCTTCTAAATGCCTATATGGGCGGCAAAGCAGCCGGGAAAAAAGCATGGCGGCAGCACCCCGAACAGCATGGCCTGCTCGCTTATGCGAAATGGCGGCATTTAAGAGACGGTGCGCTTGTAAATACATTGCTCTGGCGGTACGGATATAAAGATTCCTGCTGCGCCAAAGCCGCATACGCACCGTGCGCTGAATTTCTAGATCTGCTGCGCGTCGAGCTTGCCAAACTGAACCCGCTGCCTCCGACTGCGTTTGATGCGGGCTACGAGATGCGTTTTCTGCGCGATTTTGTTTCTCCCGATCAAGACGGCTAAACGCCTTCTGCACTGCTTCTTCTTCCACTGCCTGCCGTCGTGCCGCCAAGCGCGCGGCCGCCGCTTCTTTTCGTCGCATTTGCGCCGCACGCACATAATCCTGCGGCATATAGCCAAATGTGGCCTGCCTGTTTTCTCTTTGCTCTTTCATTGCCTTACTCCTTTAAAAAAATCAAAAATTCAACCTGCTTTCACGTCAAACACGCCGTGGAAGCCGCGAAATTCCGCGCTGTTCGGGTAGCGTCGCAGCCATCTTTGCGCCGCTTCGGGCAAATCCGGCTGATCTTTGATACGCCAATACAGCGCGTAGCGTTCTCTCTCGTCTGAGGGTACTTTCCAACCGCCCGTTTCCGCCTCCGCCGCCTGTGATACCGGCGGCGTTTTGCTGTTTTCAGGCGGCCTTTCCGCTTCCACCAGTTCGCCAAACTGCGGCAGACTGTCCAAATCCAGCACCATGCCGCCGATGGACACGCTCTCTTGGTGTTCGATGGCGGGGGTTTTGCGCTCGGCGACGATGTTGTCGCGCTGCTTGTCGTTGCGTTTGAGCGCGGCATCGGTGCGCCTTTCCCGGGCATGTTCGATGTAGCTCTGCGGCATATAGGCCGTGGCGTTTCCTTCCCATTCCGCCTTGCAGATCAGGCGGCCTTCATCGTCGTACACCCACACCCACCTCGCATCCTGTACGTCGTAGCCGACGCGCAGGCGTTCGCCGTGGAACTCTTCCAGCTCGGCGGCAAAATAGGTGTTGTTTAACAAGGATATTTTGCCGCGCGACACGGTACGCATCTCCTGCGGGCGGAACAGCATGCCTTCGTCTTCGGGGGCGACCTTGTCCGGCTCGCCGAAGTGCGCGACCTTCATCGCCCAGAACTCGTTGGGGGTCAGATGGCGTTTTTTGCCGTCCGCGCCGTAAATCTGCGGCAGCCCCCGATGCGGCAGGTTGTTGTATTCGGCGATGACGGCTTCGATGTACTGCTTGAAGCCGTCCCATGTCGGAATCGGCGCGTTGATGATGCCGCCCTGCAACCTGATTTCGCCGCGCGTCCAGTGAAACATAACCTTCTTCGCTTCCGCATCCATATCCTTGCCGACATAGGTCGGCAGGCGTTTGGCGGCGCGGGTGAAGATGTTGTGGCTGCGCTCGGACGCGCCCTTGGCCTGTGAGTTGTAGGCGCGGGCATGATGCATAGTCATCCCCAGCCGCCCCATCAGGCCGGTGGCCTCGTCGGTCATCATGGCGTTTTCAAAACCGCTGCCCCAGTCCACATACCACACCGCGCCGATGGCGGTGCGGCTGGCATGGCTCAGGGCTTCCAGCACGGTCAGTGCGCTTTCGGCCAGGCCGACGCTCCAGCCCATGCAGCGGCGCGTGCCGACATCGATCACGGTGGTGATTTCGGGACGGAACGGCTTGCCGCTCAACGGATTCAGCACTTCCGCATCGAAGGTGTGGCCGTCGGCGGTGTACACGTCGGCGGGTTTGAGATGCCAGAACTTGCGCGTTTTGTGCGGTTTGATGTTTTTCAAATCATGCGCGCCCATGCGGCCGATTTCGCGGGTTACGTTGCCGATTTTTTCCAAGGCTCGGTACACCTGGTGGATGCTCGGCGGGGATACGTCGGGCATCTTCCGCGCCAGCTCGGGCAGAAACAGCCGGTAGGCATCCGCCGCGCTGGGCTTGGACGGGCGGCTGTAATACTGCATAAACAGCGGCAGCCACGGCGGCATCTTCATATCCGGTGCGCGCAGCTGCGGTATCAGGGCGTTTCGTTCGCGCTGCGCAAACCAGCGTTCTACCGTGCGCGGGTTTGGCAGACCGTACGAACCGCCGCGCTTGTCGCAGGCAAGGCGGAACATATTGGCCAGCCGCTCCTGTCCTGCTGCTTTCGCCTGCACCAGCAGGGCGGAAATAACGCTTTTCCGACACACGCCTGTATCCTTGACCATCTTTTCCACCTCGTTCAACACCGCCAGCCGCGCCCCTTCGCAGTTGCGCTGCGCCTCGGTGGTGGTCGAAGCCTTCCACGCGTCGGCGGATACGGCCGGAACGGGGGCTTTTTTCGGAATGTCTGGCATTTGGGCTTTCGCTTCTGCCAGCACCCTGCCGACTTCTTTGGCTTGAATTTGTTTCAAGATTTCGGGGGGAGGGGTGTATTCGCGCTGTTTACCGTTTTTCCCTCCTTTACAATCAACCTCGATAAAAGGCCATTTTTCATTTTGTGCTTTTTTCCCCAAGCCCATTCGTGATTTGGGGATGCCGTCCAAATTAAAGGACAAAATTTCTGATATGGAATAATGCGTTTTCATGCCGCATCTTCCTTTTCTTTCACATACAGGTGCGCCCAGCGCGGGCGTATGCGCTGACCGTCTTTCGTCCACCGCTTCGGCCACAGTTTGTACAGCGGCATATCGAGAAAATCGGCAATCGCCTTTTCTCCCGACAGGCTGGGTTTCTTCAATGCCTTCATGATAGTAGTTGGGTCTAAATCATAGTCCCCAGCCAAATCTGTCAGCGTCTTGCCTTTCATCCTTATTGCCGCATGTATTAATTCTGGGTGCATATCCGTTCCTCTCGGTTTGATGCCGCCTTGCGGCGGCCGTCGTTCTTTTCTTTACTGATAGCTGCATCCGTGCAGCCAGCCTTGCTGTTCCGCCAACGCGCGCCCCGCAGCAGCGGCCGTTTCCAAACTGCCGTGTGCGATTTCCCGCCCCGCCAAATCCAGCATGGCGTAGTGGCGGCCTGTTTTGACGATGCGCCCGATGGAAGCACACTCCCAGCCGGTTTCCAGCTCGCGCACGGTTGCCGATAAAATTGTTTTTCCGCACCGTGCAGACGGCCTGTTCAATAGTCTCCCTTCTTGCGGGACAAAGACCCGCATTTTTTGGCTTTCCAAATTGTTAAAGAGCAAGTAGTTCAAAATCGGGTAGAATGTTTAATAGTTCCGTTCTGAACTTGTGGACATAGTAAAGTAGTAAGATTTAGAAGTAAAGTAGGAAATTGCTTATTTTTAATAAGATATTGATTATTTTAATGAAATAATCTTACTACTTAATCTTACTACTTATGAAAGGAGTGGTAAGATTATGAAATTTGAATTAAGCGTTCAGGAAATAGCTGATTTTGCAAATAGATTGAAAGAGTTGGGGATTAACGCAGGAATTCCGCGAAGTAAGCCCGGAATAATAGATAGGGCTCAACGGGAAAGCTGGACTTTTACAGAAGTTCCCGGAAAAGGAGGGAGAGGCGGCTTAAAGAAAATCTACACCCTTCCTAACTATGTTATTGAGGAATTAAAGGAAAAAGGCGTTTTAGACTTGCTTGTGCCCGAAAAAAAAGACGGCGACCATGTCAAATACCCGACAGGAAAAGCCGGAACGCGTGCGCCTGTGTTGAAAGAGTCTATATATAAGGAGCACGGTGCGGCAAAGCGCGAAAAAGCGAACCTGCCTGCCGTGCCGCTGTCTATGCGGCAGACGGTTAATGCGTATCCGGAATGGGCGGCGCGGCAGAATACCGAGGCCATCACCCCAGTCCGCTATCACAGCAGCATGTTCGCCAGCGCGGGGCCGGGCAGCATCGTCTGGGAAGTAGAAACCGAAGCCATGTGGTTCAGAACCTCGTTCTTCGACCACCTCGGCATCCCGCCCGCCCGCTGTTTCTGCACGCGCATCAAGGGCGACAGCATGTTTCCGACAATAATCGACCGTGGGACGGTGCTGTGGCAGGCTACCGCCGAGTTTATCAACGAGGGGATTTATCTTTTTAGGCAAGATAATGAATTAAAAGTAAAAAGGCTTCAAAAAATCGCCCCGGGCGTTTTTCGGGTAATCAGCGACAACCCGAACAAGGGACTATACCCAACGTTCGACCTCGACTTGACCGAAGCAGATGAACACTACTTCGAGATATATGGCCGATGCCTTTGGGCGTGTGGTATTCCAAATTGACAGTTTTCTGATAGTTCCAGCGACAAAAATAGCGCGAATCTGCTAAAAAATAGGCAGTTTTTTCGCGCTTTTTTGCAATTCTGATTTTCGGCCGATTTTTGGCTATTTTTTTGTTTCTATTAAATTTCTCCCTGCTTTTTTGGTTTTTTACCCTATGACAAAACTAACACCACCCCATACCTGCGCGGGTACGATGGTACGGACAGTCTCCCAGCGTGTCAGCCTGCCTTTTGCCAACAGCCAACGATTTTGCGATGCGCCGCGCAAATACGCTACAATCGCGGCTTTTTTGACCTGTGCGGTTGCAAAACAATCCGAAAAACCAAAGGAAAAACCAATTATGAGTATCCTGCTTTCGCTCCTGCCCATCGTGCTGCTGATGGTGCTGATGATGTGGCTGAAAATGAGCGGCGACAAGAGTGCGCTGCTGGCTCTGGCCGCCGCCGCGCTGGTGGCGGTGTTCGCCGTGCCGAATATGGACGGCTTCGGCACGCTGCCTGCGGGCTATTCCGCCGCCTATGTGGGCTGGGCGTTTGTCGAGGGGGTGCTCAAAGCGGTGTTCCCGATTTTAATCATCATCCTGATGGCCTTGTTCAGCTACAACGTTTTGCTGGAAAGCAAGCAGATTGAAGTGATCAAACAACAATTTATCAGCATTTCCGGCGACAAGCGGATTCAGGTACTGCTGATTGTGTGGGGGTTCGGCGGCCTCTTGGAAGGCATGGCGGGCTTCGGCACGGCGGTGGCGATTCCGGCGGCCATCTTAATCGGGCTGGGCTTCAAACCGGCCTTCTCCGCGCTGGTTTCGCTGATCGGCAACAGCGTGGCGACGGGCTTCGGCGCGGTGGGCGTGCCGGTGCTGACGCTGGCCAAAGAGGTGTTCGGCACGGAAGTTACCGCCGCGCAGACGCAGGCGGTGGCGGGCGACACGGTGATCCAGCTTTCGGTTTTGATGTTCCTCGTGCCCTTTGTGATTCTGTTTCTTACCGACCGCAGCCGCAAATGCCTGATTCCGAACATTATCCTTGCCGCCGTGGTGGGCGGGATTTCGTTGGCGGTGCAGTTTTGCGCGGCCTACTTTATCGGCGCGGAAACGCCGGCGATTTTGGGCAGCATCGCCTGCATCGTGTTTATCGTGGCCTACGCCAAAATCACCGAAGGCGGCAAGGGCGGCGGCTTCACCTGGGCGCAAATCGGCCGGGCGTGGGCGGTGTACGGCCTGATCCTGCTGTTTATCATCCTCGCCAGCCCGCTGTCCGGACCGGTGAGCGCGTTTCTGAAAACCACGCTGGTGAGCAAAATCCACCTGCCGATTTACGCCGAAGGCAAAACCTTCAACTTCGGCTGGCTCTCCAATGCGGGGCTGATGCTGTTTTTGGGCGCGTTCCTCGGCGGGCTGGTGCAGGGCGTGAAGGCCGGAAAACTGCTGTCGATTCTGGGCGCGACCACGGTGAAAATGAAAGCCTCGGCCACCACCATCATCAGCCTCGTGGCCATGAGCGCGATTATGAGCCACAGCGGGATGATTAACGTCATCGCCAACGCGCTGGTGGCGGCCACCGGCGGCCTGTATCCGCTGTTTGCCCCGCTGGTGGGCGCGATCGGCACCTTCGCCACCGGCAGCGACACCTCGTCCAACATCCTCTTCGGCAAGCTGCAAGCCACCGTGGCCGACCAGATCCATGTGGACAAAAGCTGGCTGGCCGCCGCCAACACCGCAGGCGCGACCGGCGGCAAAATCATCTCGCCGCAAAGCATCGCCATCGCCGCCGCCGCCTGCGACCAGCAGGGCCAGGAAGGCGCGTTCCTGCGCTCGGCCATCCCCTACGCGCTGGGCTACGTCGTCATCGCGGGGATTACGGTGTACTGCTTCGGCTGGCTGGCCTTGTAAGATCGCGCCGCCGCAACGCAGTTTGAAAAAAGCAGCCTGAAAACGGGAGATGCCGTTTTCAGGCTGCTTTTTGGGTTTGCAGGCCGTCTGAAAAACAGGTCGCTGCGCCCTATGTAGGGTGTGTGGCTCTGCCACGTGTGCGGTGTCGGAATGCCCCCGACAGCGTGCGTGCCTGCGGCACACACGCTACGCTGCAACGGTCGTAGGTCGGGCATTTATGCCCGA